ATCAGCGGTTCAGTCCAGTTGTGCCGCCACGGGTAACTCACCGGCTCTGGGTCAAAGTCGGAGCGTAGAATCGCAGTTGGATTGGCGTCACTCCGTCCAGTGATGAATAGCGCATTGAGCGCGGCTTCGTAATGCGCAAGTCGGCGGTCATAGGTCAGTGCAGAGTTATAGATCGCCGTGTGGGAGACACCATCGGAATCGTTCGCCGGGCCAGAGGGACGAAACGCTCCGACTATCCAATCTCCATTATTGAAGGCTGCATAGATAATATCGCCTGACGGGAAATCTACGCGCGTTTGTACCTCGATATCGTTCACTTGCAGGATTAGCACGTTATCGTTCCTGACCAGTGCGACGTAATAGAACGGCCCAGCGACTACCATAGAGGGATCGACTATATCGTAAGTGTTCGCCCCGCCAGTCCCAACGCTCACTCGTCCGGTGATGCGACCTGAGTTCAATCCGAGGAGATTAGAGCCGCTAAGTCCGAGTGAACCGTTACGACAGAGAAACCCATAATCCTGAACTAGATCCTCAGTACGTCCCCACGCTTCCCAGGTGAAGTTGCCGCGCGTATCTAAGGGGGAACCTGAGACCGTGGCGTGCTCACCGAATCTATTCCTTACGGCGAATGAAGTCCCGTCAGTTTCGATCGGCCCCGGCTGGCCGAGAACGGCTTCGGCGAAGATCGTCCCATGCTCGTTATTGCCAGAGAAATCAGTCATTACAGCGCCGGATAGATCCTCGCATTTCCAATATGCCTGGAGACTGGGTTCGCTCAGGATTTCATTGTCGTATTCGCTCATCGTCTAGCCATTCGGAAAGGGACTTGTTGGTGGCGTGAATGCACCTGTATATCTCGCTACTCCCTTAGTAATTCGCCAATCGTCCAACCAGCCGTTTAAAAATTGAGTAAAGCCGCTGGAGTTGATCGCGCCGAAGATTAACGGTTGATTTGAATTAATCGGTGAACCGTGGGAGTTAGACGCTATCACCGCACCGGCGGCAAAGATGCGATAGGTATTAACCGCACGCGTAACCGCCATGTGATACCACGTGTCGATCACCGGAGTCCATGCACCTTCTACGGTGCTGGCCGTTGCATTACTTGCTCCGGTAGATTGGTGGAGTTGAAATGTTAGTAGGTTTCCGGTTGTGCGGCGGAAGAACCAACTCCGCTGATTGGTTGTATTTTCATACTGACTGCAAAACACGTGATTACCCGTCAGTGCCGCAAATCGCACCCATCCCTCAATCGTGTAGTCGGCCGAAATAAGCCAGTCGTCGCTATCTGGAATACTTAAGTAATCCCCAGTGCCGTCGAACAATCCCGACGCCCCTCCAAACTTTGACTGTGCGGTGTCGATCTGTGCATTTCCGTTTGCGGTGACTGTGTGGCCGATCTCGTCGATAAATGTCGTCGAGCCATCCGAGCCGTCAAAATGGGAAAGGAACACTACGCTAAGAAAGTCCGGGTCGCTCTCCGCGCTTGGGCTAACCGACGATGACGGACTTTGACTAGCGGAGGGAGACAGTGACGCTGAGGGTGATTGCGACGCTGACGGGGAAAGCGATGCTGAGGGCGAGGGAGATAGTGATATTGAGGGTGACGCGCTACCGCTAATCGACGGTGAAACCGAGGGAGATATACTCGGACTGACACTAGAGGACACTGAAGATGAAGGTGAAATTGAAGGTGAAGGCGAAGGTGAGACGGATGCGCTCGGACTCAGCGACGGTGAGCCAATTGCTCCAACGTCGATATTAGCGCACACCTTGACTCCGTTCGTCTCTCCCCGCAGTGAGTAAGTCTGAACGCAAAACTCATACATTCCTTCAGCGTTCGCGGGCCAGCGGAAAGTCGCCTCATTATTCGCGTCGGGCACAAGTCGCGCCGGAGAGAGGGTCTGCACGCCGCCCGGTTCAGTCACGTACAACCGCGCATATTGTCCGCCGGGAGCATAGATGCCAAACACTATCCCACCCTCAATTACCGGCATGAACTGATTTGTATTATCGAGCAACGTGGTCAGCACGAGTCCGTCAGGCGCAAAATCTCCTGTATTCCATGTTGCCGATGGAGGCGCGGTATCCAACCCCTCGCCGGGGTCGTCATAAGCAGTGCCAACCGGCTCGCCAAACGCGCGCAATCCCGTGGCGAACTGATCCTCAATCAGCACCAGTCGAAAGTCGCTCTCCTCCGGCCCGTTAGGAGTGACTGCGAGGACGCGCATAATTATCGAAAACGACGGCGATTCCCACTCGAACAACATCACCTCACCACGATAGGTCAGGCGTCCGAACGACGGGAAGACAAAGCACTCCAGCGGCGCGCGAGGGAGGGAGATTGCTCGTCCATCTCTCGTGGCGATGACATTCGCTTGCTCCGCGTCGGCCACCCCGAGAAAGGATTTCGTCTCCGGAACCAGCCGTCCTTGAATCTGCTGATTCGCCGAGTCGATATAGATCGCCGGTCGCTTCTCAAAGTTATTATCCTGATCGGGATACTCGACGCGCACCTGATTCTTCGTATCTTCGTAAGTCCCCGGCGTGAAGCGTTCGACTCGCGTGACGTTATCGCGGTTCAAGACGCGCAGAGAGCCAAAGGAGTAGTCGCGGCGAATCAATCTCGCAGTGAGTCCGAGCGAAGGCGAGGGATCGAGAATACCGTCGATCTGCGCCAACACATCGTCAATCACTGCCTGTGGTGAAGTACCGGATTCAACGCGTCCTGACCAACCCGTCCCTTCGTCATAGAGATCCTGCGCAACCGAGCGCCAACTGTCGAGATTTATCTCCTCAAGCGGTGCTTTGGCTCCATAATCCAATGATGTAGACCACTCATAGATCACCTCCATCGGGTTCATGTGCCGCCCAATGTGGTTGAATCCCGTCGCAAGGTTGTCGGGCTGACGCCTGATTGTCACCTTCCATAATTTCAATTTAGGTAGATATCCCACCCCACCCGCCGTAAAATAGCCCGACTCCTCAAATCCCGACGGGCCGAGCTTCACCAGAGTTGAGATTCCACGCAGGGATGGCGTCTTATTCGGCGGCGTGGATAGAAGTGATTCGAGATAAGTATTGGTGTGATCCGAGTAATTCCCGCGCGTTAGGTTGCAGAACGCGTACTCCCCGCCCTGTCCCGGCGGCTGGTCTCCACCCCACGCCTGTGGATCGTCAATTAGAAATCCCCCACCGGCATTATCCGTTCCCGGCGTTGCTTGGAATACGACGCGATCATCTATCGTAACTTGCTCAACGTGCGTGTCGGGACCATAACAAAGCGGGAACATCTCCCCAATGTAATAACGATAGGCAACGGTGATGGAATCAAGCAGAAACGCCAGTCCGCCCAGCCAGAGATAGTCAGTCCAATGGGAGTCGCGTTCGACTGCACGTTGCAGGAAATCCCCATACCACTGCCGCGTAGGTGTAAGTTCAATCGTCCCACCTGCGTAGACGATAGGGCGCACCTCGCTGGGTTCGTTATTCTCGACGAACTCCTCAAATGAGATGCGTTTTGGTCGTTGTCGGGTGACTTCACCGAGAATCATCCGCGCCGCGAGCAGGGCGATCTGGACAAACAATTAGATCACCCCCTTAAGCGCAGGATTGACGTTTGGCGTATATTCCCACCCGCCCCAGTTTTCGCCGTTGTTGGTAATGGCGGAGAACTTATTGGCCCATGTGGCATAGAGGAGATCGTCACCTGGATATATGGTCGCATTGAATCCGGCGTCGAGGGTGAATTGTGGAAAGCCGCCGTTGAGAATTAGCGTGCCGCCGATCTGGCTGAGGATCGTGCGCTTGTCGAGATTCGGCGCTTCGATCCATCCACCTGTGAAGTAGTCATCGATTTCCGTGATCCCTGTCACCGTGAGCGTATCGCGTTGATCGTTAAGCGCAGTGATAGTGATCGCCTTGGCTAACGCTGAGATATCTACGCCAGAGCGTCCATCGTAAATCGAGTAACGACTCAGCGCGGAGAGGGAATCCGTCAACGACTCCCGCTCGTAGAAATGCCAGACCGTCTTTAAGTGCAGGACGATGAGTGATTGCATTAACGAGAACCGACATCTCACTACCCATCCGTGGTAGTAGGGCGTAGCGGTTTGCGCATCGTGGTCATACTCGTAGATCGTCAGGATGATTGGATAAGGCGGCGGGGTAAGGAGAACTTCGGCTAATTCCACCGATTCTCTGATGGTGACATCGATCTCTGCGTCCTGCGGCTCATTAGACCACGTAGGCAGAGTGTGTGTGATTTGCGTGGGTTCATAATCCTCGCCCGCGTGTTCCACGTGAAACGGCCCCTTGACGAAGCGATAGGTGGCGGAACCGGCGCTGAACCTGTAGAGGAAGTCGATAACCATTTAAAAGGTGAACACCAGTGAGCCAGCTCGGAACTTGACAGATTTTCCGACGGCGATAGGCTTCGCGGGGACGATTGGCCCACCGGGATAGAGTTTAGCGAACGCCCCACTGGGAGTATCCACGACATCGAAGGCCACCAGATCGCCGTTACCAACTGATCCTGCCGTGGGGAAAGCTATAACTACACCATTAGTTAGTCGTCCATTGCTTGCGGCTGAAGTGAATAAAGTCGCATCGCGCGGCAGTTGTAGTCGCGCGTACCCGCTATAGGTGGTCTCGGTTCCGCCACCTGAACGTGACGAGGGTTCAACGAGAAGGCGTAGATAGAGCGACCCACCAATCGATATCGCAGTGCCGCGAAATAGGAAATTCAGCAGTTCATTCGAGGTCGTGTATCCGAGCCAGCCCGCCATTTATTTCCCTCCTAGTTTTCTAATAACAGGCTGGTTGCGATAGAGTAGGTCAACAATTACCTGCTCACCTTCTGAACTCGTCAGCCAATCCCGATAACTGCGTTGATCCACTAACACCTGTCGCAGCTTCATCATCGATGGTGTCCCTGCAATAGCGAGTTCTCCAATCTCGGGATTGCTTACCGATGGCATACTCAACCCGCTAAGCATCATCGACTGCGCTTCACCGGGAGAGACGAACGCGCCTGCCGCGAAGGACTTAATTCGCCCACCCAACCCGCGAGTCCTGTCGAGAAACTCTCGGAGAATCTCCGCCTGCCGCGAAGCGTACTTAGGATCGGTGGTAAGCACCGCCTCGGAATATCCACCCTCGGCTATACGCGCTATTACTCCACCCGGTCGTGGTTGCAGGATGTCGCCTACTGCGAAATTACCAATCCCGCTGCCGCTCAGCGCTCCGGTTGAACTTAACCCTGTCGCCGCTCCGACTGACGCCGCAAACGCTGCACCTGCTGCGATTACTGCCGCTGAGAACGAGGCTGCGGCTGCGGTGACTGAGGTAGCGAGGGTTGCTGCGGCTGTTGCGCCGCCAGTTGCCAGTGCTGTCGCTGCGGCGGTTGCACCAGTGGTCAGAGCGGTCACGGCTGCCGTCGTTCCGGCTGTTTGAGTTGCAGAGGCCGCAATCCCACCCGCTGCGCCAGCCCCTGCTTCACCGCCGAATCCAAACAAGCGCTTAACCGTGGCGACGATCCCGCCCGCTTGCTTATCCACGCCGCCGAAGATCGACTCGAATAGCGCCTTGCTGAGATTCTCCGCGATCACATCGTTGATTGCAGTTGCTATTGAGTTGACGAAGTTAAGGACGGCTTCCTTCGCGGTCGCGGTGCGATTAAGGATGTCACTGAAGAAGTCGGTTAGGCCGGAGCGAAAAGCGTCCTTCCCCGCAGCGTCGATCTGCTTACTAAGATCCGCAACCCGATCCCGTGTGTCCTTGACGATCTCTCCTGCATCCGCAGCCTGTCGTTTCAGTTGCTCCTGTCCGCTCGCCTCAGCGATTCGTTTCAGCAGGACGAGTTGCAGTTCAAGCGCATCCGTATACTCACCATTGATACGCCGGATAATGATCGCGCCTTCGACTTCTGCGATATCTCGATTACGCACCGCGCGCTCAACGTCTTGAATACGACGGAGACGCTCATCGTTGAGACGGTTGAATTCCTTTTCGATGAGGCGGAATTGTTCGGAAAAGGGGAGTTCACCCAATCCGCGAATCTCCGTGTCTACCTCACGAATGAATTCGATTAACGCCTGTGGTGGTTTGACTCCCTGCGCGTTCAGGGCGTCGATAGTGTCTCGAATAATGTCACGCGTGAGACTGAGAGACGCCGCTAGTCGCTGCTCGCCTTCTAACCGCCGACGAATTGCTTCTTCCTCGGAGAGTCCACGATTCTCAACTTCAAAGGCGAGTTCCTGCTCAAGTTGCGCCTGACGCTCTTTAGCTTGCTCGACCAACCGCTGCGCCGCCGCTAATCGATTAGCGGCTTGCTCCTGTGCGATAATCCCCTCAATGAGATCGATTTGCGACTGGTTCAGCTCCGAGGCCCGCTTTAGTTCCTCAACCTCATCGGCATCACGAACCAGACGGGCGACTTCCAATCGCTGAGAAATATCAACCTGCGCCTTACCTAATGCTTCCAATTGCTCGCGGAAGCGTTCAATAGTCGCCGTATTTAATGAATCTTCAATCCGGCCCGTTAACTCAGCGAACTGAACGTCCAACTGGCGCACGTCTTTTTGCTGTTGTTTGGCGGATTCGGCCAGTAATTGATTGAGTTCTACGCGTGCGTCGCGTTGTTTCTGTTGCAGTTCCAGAATCTTAGTTTGCGCCTGAATAGCTTTCTCTTCAGCGCCCGCAGCTCCCGCAGCGGCTCTTGCTCGTTCAGGGGCAGGCAGACCAGCTTGTGTCGCCCGCGCGGCAAGGCGTTTCTGCTCGGCTATCGCATCGGAGACGATGATCTTTTGCGCGTCAATTTCCAGCCCTAGATTCGCACTAGTTAATCGCGCTCGCTCAGTGAGATATTGACGGTAGGCGATTAACTGTAACCTAAACCCATTTTCATTTATCTGTAGCAGTTGATCATTTTTAAGTCGCTCGATTGTCGTTTGTTGCTCGGCTCCCGCTTGCGCCACTTCAGCCAGCGCCTGGGCCAGTTGCTCCTGCGCATTACGGAGTGCCGTACCAGATTTATCCCTACTTCGCCCCTTGAAAGATGACTCTAGTTCATCGTGTAGGAACTCAGTCAGTGACTTGCCCTGTAAGGCGCGCTCGCGCTCTACGGCCCGTCTCAACTCCGGCACCGCATCCAGCATTTCCCGGAGCGACTTGAGCGCTCCCTCGAAATCAACGCTCGTTTCCCGCGCCACCGCTGCGGCGGATTGAATAAGTGTGCGCCGACCTTTGGCTGCTTTGTCGGCGCGATCCCCAGCCTCGTTCAGCCTTCGTTCATTCTCACTAACTGAGCGGTTGAAAGCATCAGTGGCATCGGCGGCCTCTTTCGTGGTCTGGATGTATTTTTCCAGCACCGGCACCATTTGTTCTACATCACCGCGAAATAGGCCGATATTTTTGGCAAGAGTGAGGAGTTGTCGAGCGGTGAGTTGCTGTTGTGGATCAAGGGCGCGCAGAGCTTCAAGATATTCACGCAGTTTCTCATCTACTTCCTGAGTGTTCTGACCTAACTCCTTCTGACGCTGGACCAATCGCGCGGATTCGTTCTTTAAGTTCTCAACGGCCCTCGCTACATCAACAGACGTACTCTGCCCCAACTGTACCAATCGTCGTCTCGTGTCGTCAGTAATGCGTCCCTCGCGTTCTAATGTCTCAACCAGGGCATTATTGGCAGCAATGCGTTCAGTGAGGGATTCCCGGTTTCTGTTATTAGCGGCAATCTGCGCCGCGCTATCGGCAATCTGCGCCGCCACGCTAGCCGCCTGCTGCACGCGTTCTTGTCCGCGCAGTTCGATTATTCGCTGTAGTTCCGCGCGTAACGCGGCCAATCGCTTCTCCTCGTCGGTAATTCCTGCTACGCGAATTTGTGCCTGTGTGTTGAGCTTATCGTAGATATCCGAGAGTCGTTGCTGTTCATCCGCAGTGCGTTCAACGCCGGACTCCAACCCATTGAGGAACTTAACTTGTTCCTCCAGTGATTTGATCTCGGTTGTGATCTGCTCGGCGCGTTCCTTGCTGAGAGTGACGGCATCTTTCTGGAAAGCGTTGTAGACAGCAAACGCAGCGGCCACAACGCCGATGATCGCAGCTATACCTCCGAGGACGCCGAGGGTTAGCGCAGTTGATGCCGCAAGTGCGCGCTGGGCTGTGGCGGCGGTAAGGGAACCTGAGGCAAAAGCGCGGAGGCTGGCAATAGTCGGCAGGATTCCAGCAGTATTTAGTTCGACAAAGCCAACCAGCAACCGTCCGACGCCTAGTGTCAATTGCCCGACGACGAATAGTACTGGCCCCAGCGCGGCCAAAAGTCCCGCTATACCGATAACCACCAATTGAACGGGTTGGGGCAATTTAGCGAAAGTTTCAGCCAATCGAGTAACTACCGGGCCGACTACTTCCACCAGTCGAATCAGTCCCGGTAAAAGCGCCTCACCCACAGCGGCGGCGGCGCGGAATACTTCATCGCGGAAGTTCTCAAAGGAGTTCTTTGCTCCTGCCGCAGCGCGAGGCAAGCGTTCCAGTTCGTCAGTAAGAACTCCGAGGAATTGTTTAGTGGTAAGTCCCAGTTCCTGGATGTCGTCCGCATTCACGGTGCCGAAGGCTTGTAAGAGGGCGCGTCCAACGGCAGGAGCGGCTTCAATGATCGGGCGCAAATCCTGACTAAGTACTTTACCCTTTGCTGCTAATTGGCCCAATTGTACCGTGACGCGAGTGAGTTCTTCCCGTCCACCTCCGGTCAGAGCTACGGCGTTAGCGAACTCTCGCAGGTGTTTCTCCGCTTCCTGAGCACTGAACCCTACTGCCTGGAGACGAATCGATCCCTGGATCGCCTCCTCGAACCCGATGCCGGGAAGCTTGGCGATTTGGGTGAGACGTGCGAGCTGTCGATTAGCCTCGTCTGCCGAACCGACTATCGCCGCGAGTCCGCGTTTGAGTGAGTCCAGTCGCACAGCGGCGTCCACTGACGCGGCTCCGGCGGCAACCAACGGCGCGGTCACGGTGACGCTCAACGTCGCACCGAGGGAGGCGAGACCTTGACCCACGCTGCGGAGCGCGTTGCCGATACTGAGAATACCTTGGGCCGTAGTACGAGATGCTGCTTCAATAGCACGGAACGCTCTCACGTGAGCGTCAGCCTGGGGAGCCTTGGCCAATGCGGCTTCGTTAGCGCGGAACGCCAAGACGTGGTGATTCGCGTCTTCTGCGCCTTTTTGGATCGCTTTAAAGGCTCGCACGTGCGCATCCATTTGAGGCGCTTTTCTTAACGCCGCTTCGTTGGCTCGAAAAGCGCGCACGTGAGCGTCGGCGTCAGTCGCAGCTCTCTCTATAGCCCGAAAAGCGCGCACATGCGCATCTGCGGGAGGCGTCCTTTTTAATGCATTATTTGCTTGAATTGTCGCCTTTTCTATTGCTTGAAAAGCACGAACATGAGAATCCGCTAGCGGGGTTTTGGCAAGCGCAGCCTGATTAGCCTTAAAGAAAAGAACATGAGCATCTGTTAGCTTTCCTAGTTTTGCGGTAGTGCTAGTCGTTGCTGCATCTAGTTTTTGTTGAGCCAGCGCAAGACGTTGCGTGGTTTGTTGAACACGAGTCTGAGCATTGGCAAGTTGTTGCGCACGGATACTTACCTCCTGCTGCTGCTGGGCGAGACGTTGCGCGGTCAGTGCGGCGCGTTGCTGCTGCTGTTGAAGTCTTTGAGTAGCTACAGTGGCACGATTAGACTGAGTGACGGAGGCGACCGACCTGAGTTGCTTCTCAAGTTGACTCAACCCGCGCAGGGTCTTGTTCAGTCCACGCAGGATAGTCTCAAGCTCGATCGTCAGATGTGTCGTGTCCGCCATTAGCTAATCCCTGCGAGATTGCGCGCCTTCTCCTGTAAGTGAACTGGGATCTGACCCCACATATTCTCAACCTCGTGCGTCAACTTCTGCTGTTCTCCTTGAGATAAATCACTAAACCCAAAGTGCTGCTGCTTGTCGAGTAACGCCTGCTCCTGCGGC